AGGCAAGAACGGATACGGTATTCAGTTCAAGCCTTGTGGTAAGAAGGGATACGGTTCCCTACTACCTTCCTACTCCTTTGATTTGCTGGCACACGGGCGATACTATCCATGTAGGTGATACGGTGCTCCCTGTCGAGCAGAAGATATACCGGGACAGTAACTATACGGCTTATGTCAGTGGCTATAACCCGAACTTGGACAGTTTGAAGGTATATCCTAAGACTGTCACGGTTACTAATGATATTGTGCGCATACCGAAATGTCCATCAAAAAAATGGGGATTAGGGATTCAGGCAGGATATAGTTATCCGGTGGGGAGTTATGTAGGAATTGGAATTAGTTATAATTTGTTGGTGTGGTAATTTATTTGTATAATTGCAAAATTATAATATAAAAAAGAAGGGAGGTTCAAAATGAAATAGGACACTATACCGAGGATTATCCTCACAACGCTACGAGTAGAAGCGTAGCGATTACTCAAAATAACAAAAGCAGTTCTTTCGGGGGCTAAGAATTAAAAAAAAGCCCCCAACATATCATCATATTAATATTGCCACATAAAAACATGATAAAGCATAAGATACCTGATGTTGGGGGCTAATATCTTCAACATAAATATCTTATGCTTTGTTCATCAAAATCTCATGTTTTATGTGGCGAGGCAAAGATAAGCATAAAAATTAGAAAAAACTATGTGCAAATCAGAAATCTTTGCCAAAATAATTAATATTGTTTCAAAAGAAACCGAAGTGCCTGTAGACCAAATATTATCCTCTGATAAAAACATGGAAACAGTGGATGCCCGGTATCTTCTTGTGTCTCTCCTGTCTGAAAGCGGCATGTACCCTTCACAAATAGCTGTTCATATCCACAAAACCAAACGTGCTGTTAACTACATGATATCAAATTTCTATGAGAGGATGGAAAGCGGGAAAATGTTGAGAATATATTGGGATAATATAAAGAAATCATTGGGAAACAACTGATTTTACATAAGTTACAACATATGTACTTTTGCATACGGTCAATTTTGACCGGGATACAAAATACAAATACTTATGGAAAGAACTTATGTTTTTAATTCAGACGGAGGCAATGGAGGTTCAGGCGGTAGCAAGCTTGACATTACCGCCATGCTTCCCGGAATGTTTGGGAACAAGGGGATAGACCCTAACCTGCTTGCCTTGATGAATAACGGCAACGGCTTTGGAGGACAGGACGGATGGTGGAGCATTATCTGGCTTGTTGTGATAGCAAGTATCTTTGGATGGAACGGCAACGGTGGCGGTTTGTTCGGTGGACGTGGAGGAAACGGAGCTAACGGACTTCCGGCAGAATTGGCAGGAAACGCAGGACGCGAATTGTTGATGCAAGCTATTCAGGGTAACGGTAATGCTATCTCTCAATTGGCTTCTTCATTCAACTGCTCTACCCAACAGGTTCAGACAGCATTGTGCAATGTTCAGAATAGCATTACACAAGTAGGTAATCAGGTGGGATTGTCAACCAACCAGATTATTAATGCTATGCAGTCAGGCAACCAGTCTATTCTTACTCAACTTGCCGATTGTTGCTGCAAAACGCAAACAGCTATTGAAAGACAAGGCTATGAAGGACGTTTGCAGAATTGCGAATCAATGAATGCCCTTACCAATACAATGAACAACAATGCATTGTCATTGCGTGACGGTGCTACTGCAAATACGAATGCTATCCTTGCCAAACTTGATGCAATTCAAAATCAGGCATTACAGGACAAGATTGCATCTCTTACTGCGGAAAAGGCTACTTTAACAGCCGAAATATCCCAGCGTAATCAGAACGCCACTATCCTGAGTGCAGTAGGACAACAGATTGCTCCTTTGGCAGCCGGATTGCAGGCATTACAAGGAGACGTAGATAAAATCAAATGCAAGCTCCCCAATACTGTGAGTGTTCAATACCCCAATTTAACCGCTATTAATACAGATTGTTTCCGCGCAGCCGCCTACGGTGCATATATGGGTGACGCTGTATACGGACGTAGTGGATGTGGTTGCAACAACTACTGGGGTTAATCCGGTAAGAAAGGAGGTAGATATGTGGCCTAACTTTTTTACAGGATTCCCATCCCTATTCCCATCAATCGGAAGAACAAATTTCAACACTCTTCCTACGGTGGCTGTGACCGTCGGCACGGAGAATGTTACTTTGGAACTTCCTAACCACGCATTCCGTAACAGGGATTATGTTGGAGGATTCTATATCAGCCTCCGTCAGGCTATACCTGCCGGCACGACTGCAACTCTTCCGATACTGATAGGGACTAATGGGGACACAAGACCGTTGATGGCTTATAACAATGAGCCTGTGACTGTTGAAAACTTAGCCGGAACAGGTATCTATGAAATTCACTATAACAAGTACACCAACGAATTGTATCTTGTTAATGGTGGATACAGACCGACAGCGGCTCCGGCTCCTACAGCAGAAACAGCTTCTTTAAGGAGCAAGTAATAATTAACATGGAGTTTTGTGGTGATTTCCAAAATGGAAATAGCCACACTCCTTTAAAATCAAACAATCATGTTTCAGAACTTACGAGTAAACAGTACATTATATCTTCTTCATAGAGGTGCAAATCCAAGTTTGGAATGTGGGCAGGTCGTTAATGTAAGCCCCATAAAAACCATATATAAGACTGTTCCCAACATGCCTTATCCACAGCCGGTACAGGTTATTGATTTTGTCGTGAATATAAACGGACAGAATGTCAATTTGCAAGAGATACCGGCTAATGCCAATATTGCCGATGATATTAAGACAGGGATGCTGATTACAGGGTCAAGAGACGAAATGAATACTGAGGTCCTTACCATGAAACAGAAAAGTGAGGATGTCCTAAAAAGTGTGGAATATCATCAGAACTTTCTTAGGGTATGTGACCAAATGCTTGCCATGCTGAACCCTGAATTTGCAGCCAAGCAACAGCAGGAGCAGGAAATATCCGCATTGAAAGGGCAAATGTCCAATATGGATAAGAACATGCAGGAAATGAGCAAAAATATGGCTGACCTCATTGCACAGAATCAGAAGTTAATGGAACAGCTCGGAGTGGTTGAAGCATCTAAAAACAAGAAATGATTATGGGAATGTGGGAAATATTAGAAGAAGGGCGTGACGATTACGGACGCGGCTTCGGTATGAGAGGTGACGAAGTGGAGGAAGCCTACAAGGAAGGCTGCCGCAAAGGTTACGAAAAAGCCATGAGAGAGATGCGCGGAGAGATGGGTTTCCGTGATGGTGGGAGAAGTTATTCAGGTGGTGGAAGCTCATCCGGCATGGATGAACGCAGATACCCCGGATACTTTCCTGAATATCCGCGTATGGATGAAATGGGCGAACGCAGACGCAGACGCTCTAACGGTGAATTCTATTAATAACAGGAGGGGTGAAACGCCCCTCTTTTTAAATTAAGGCTATGGAACAAAGATTAGATACATATAGCAAATTCCCATCGGGAATGCAAGAATACCTGGAATCATACGGATTCCATTTCAGTAAAAAACTTTACGAATGGGCTGTTTCAAAAATGAAAGTGAAAGACGAGGCAACAGGCAAGGAAAAGAAACTTGACCCTTGGAGCAAAGATGAGGTGGACGATATGCTCAAAGCAAACGGAATTACCATCGAACACGACAAAGGATATGACGTTGCCTATGTTGCAAATATGTTGAAAGCGGATTTTTTCAAAAAATCATTGGTTGACGAAGCACATTTGTGCAAACACATAAAGTGCTACCTTGATGATATTGATGGGGACCCTTGCAGGGCGTTTGATGAATTCTTTGCCACCTGCATCGGTAAAGGAGTTCCTGTAATTTGGTCTGATGTTATATGATTGTTCAGGAGTTCTACATACCGAAATATGGGGATTGGCACGTCAAGGTGTATTATGCGGTACAC